CGACCGGTACACCGTGGCTGCACGAGACGGTTCACGGCCTCCCGAGTAGCTAACTTGCTGCGCGCCCGTCGAGAGGGTGTGCGACGCGACCGCCGTAACAGCTGCATCCGACACCCTGAGACGGCCCGCGGCGGCCTCGTTCGAGCCCGTCGCCCACGTACCCAGCCGGAGCCGCTCGACGAACGCACCAAAATCGAACCCCGCCGAGGGGTGGGCGATGATCAGGTCATCGAAATAACCGCCCGACCACATGCCAACCGACGGCAGGCCCGCGATATCGATAGGAGCCGTACAGGCCTTGTTCGGCGTGCCCGACAGGGAGCGCACCGGGGAGAGCCAAGCGACATGGCCCGACCACTGCACCGCCGCGAGCTGCGACGTACCCGCATCCAAATCGACCAGCTGCCCGACCCACATCCACCCGGTGTAGCCCTCGCCCCACGTCGGGGTCTCGTACTGGTCGAGAATCAGCCCACCGGCCGCGTTGTAGACCTGGTGCCGGAGCGAACCGTTCGTGTGCGACGAGAGGTACGCGAGCGGCGCGCCCTCGCCGCCACGGCTCGACATAAGCGGGTTGAACGTCATCGTGTACGACTGCGACACCCACATGCCCGTGAGGAGCTTCCCCGCCGACGGCCACAGGCCCGCGAAATGCGGGAGCGAGAGCGTGCCCTGCTCCGTGGCGGGGTTGACGAGGTTCAGGCCAAGCCGTGTGCCCCACGGCCCCGCCGACACCCCATGCTGCGACTGGCCCCAGCCGGGAACCGACCAGATATGTGTCGAGTCCACGGCATCACGCCACGTACCCTCATAGCCCTGATCGAAGCGGAGCGCAGCGACCGGGTTGAGCCCCGGCAGGTCAAGCGGCACCTCGCCAGACCAGGAGAGTCGGTCATCCCACACAGGAGCCTCCTACAAGGTTCGAGAGTTCGGTTTCACCGTCACGTTCGAGAGCGTGCCGGTCGTCGCGACGACGAGCGAATACGCGGTGTCAGGCCAGAGTTCGAGACGGTCGAGGCTGCTCATCTTCGTGACGAGCGACGCGACCTTCGACGCGCCAGACCAGCGGGCAAACTCGAACGACTCGAAGTCCAGCCGCATCGTCTGAGCCGACGTGAGCGGGCCCGTGATCGTGCACGAATAGCCACCAAGCGTCAGCGTGACCGTCTGCGTGGACGAGAGCGTGCCCTTCAACTCGATGGTCGGATAGCACGCCGTGTCGCCCGCCTCGACCGTGAACGCGAGAGCGCCAGCACCCGACCGAGAGAACGACGGATCAGCAGCCGGCCGACCGTGCGGGTCACACTCGAACGTCACCTTGCACGACATCTGATAACCGTTACCGTCATCCCACGTGAGACGCTTCCACTCAAGCTCCCCCTGACAGACCGCGTCACGGTACACCGGAGCCCCATCAAGCCCTGTCGGGTTGAGGATGCCGGGGCCGCGCTTCGGGTCAACGAACGCCGCGAACCGTGACGCACGCTCCACCGCTTCGAGCGGGGTCGAGCCCTTCACAATCACCGCCACATTGAATGTCGCGGTCGACTGCGACGAACCCGCCACAATCCACCCATCAACACCCGGCGACGACACCGTATCCAGACCCAGGCCGGAGAGTGACCGCCACTCGATGAGGTTGGCGGTCACCCCCGGCAGAGAGTCCGTCGACACGTTCTTATAGATGATCATGTCGTGGGCCCTCCGAGGTTCACGCGGCCCTGCGACCGCGAGTTCTGGTCTGCCAGCCGCCACAGCTTCGACGCCAGTTCGTCCACCCGCTCGGGAGTGTCCATGACGGCCTGGTCGATGTGCACAAGCGGGGCGTGGAAGTGGTTCTGTGCCGAGGCGGTGGCGCGCTGCACGGGGTCGCTGGCGACGGTGCCGCCGTCAGCAAACTTCCGCACATTCGCAAGCCCGAGCTGCTTGAGGAGCCGGTCTTGCGCGTCAGCGAGGATGCCAAGATTCCGCCGCTCCATGCCCCGCTTGCCGGACACGAACGCTTCCCAGCCGGTCTCAGGTTCAGCAAACTTGAGGATCGGCCGGCCGCCCGGGTAGATCCCAGTCGGCAGAGTCGCGTGTGGCGTGCCGCCGTCGGCGAATGCCTGGATGCCGAGCCGTGCCCGGTCGAGCATGCCGCCGTTCGCGTAGGCCATGATGCCGCCGTCGGCGTACATCATCTGCGGATACACGGAGACGCTGATGGACTGGCCGCCCATGCGCTGGATCGCGGCGTTAGCCGAAGACGTGTCCGCCGAGATGTTCACCGTCGCCCACGTGGAGTTGGCGTCGGACACGAACCCGTTGAGGCCCGTATAGGCCGACACGGTGTCGGCACCAAGGTTCGAGATACCCCACGTGCCGTCAGCGTCACGCTTCCACGTGATCACGGTCGAGTCAGCTTCGGCCTTTTCGGCGTCCATGTGCGACACCGACCAGGTGCCGTCAGCTTCCAGCTTCCAGGCGAGCACTTCGCCGCGCGCCTCTGCCGCGTCAGCGTCGGCGGTCGAGATAGCCACCGTCGCGTCGGTCGCTGCCTTCCATGCCGCGACTTCCTCCTCTGCCGGGGCAGACTGCGCGTGAATGGTCGCGGTCGGGTCAGACCCGGTCACGTAGTCAATCAGCGCGTCGATCTGCTCCTGTGCCTCGTCGGGGTCGGCAGACAGGTCGATACGCCAACGACCATCACTGGTTTCGGTGACGTAGAACCCGAGTTCTTCGAGCCGCTGCTTCGCCTCGTCAGTGTCGGCCTGCACGAACATCTGGTGTTCGCCCTCTTCGAGGCCGAGGAGCTGCCCAGCGATCTGCGCAAGCCCCTGCTCGGTCTCATCCAGCCCGGTGACGTTGAGGAACAGCGCCGCCTCTTCCGGCATCATCCCGAGGCTTTCGAGGAGCCCTTGCACCTGCTCGTCGGTCAGGCCGTACTCTGCGGCGAGCGATTCGAGTTCCGCCACGTAGGGCTTCATCGCTTCGAGCGACGCCGTGTACGGGTCTTCACCCATGTCCGAGGCGAGCTGAGCCGCCGCCTGAGCCGCAAGGAACATCTCGTCAGAGATGCCCATGAGGTTGTCGCGGAACGTGCTGCCCTGCTCGGTCGAGGTGTCGATGTTGCCCTGCGCGTCGATCAGCGCCGAGTTGAAATTGCCGGCGTCGTCCTTGGCCTGGTCGAATGCGTCGCCCATGTCGCGGATCGCGTCATCAAGCTTCTGTTGCTGCTCCGCAGCGGTGAGTGTGCCGCCGTTGAGGATGTCGAGCGCCTCACGGAGTGCACGAATGCGCTCAGAAGCGTCGTTAGCCGAGTTCGACGCGGTGTCGATAGCGTCAGCAAGCCGACGCTGCTCAACCGCGGCCTCACCACCCTCCTCGCGGAGCCGCTTCATCTCGTCGTTGTACTGCTCCAGCACGGCCTTCGCGGCGTCGAGTTTCTCGGACTCCTCATAGATCGCCTTCAGCGCGTCCATGTTGATGCCGTTCATCGACGAACCGAGACGGTTCACCATGGAGTCGAAGTCTTCGACCGAGCCGCCAGCGTCGGTGAAGCGGGTCTTCACGTCGTCGAGGGTGTCGCCACCCTTCGCGATTGCCTCGACCATCTCCGACTGGCTGATGCCCATCGCGGAGAGCCGGTCACCGTAGGTGGTGAGCGCGCCCGACGAGTCATGAACCTTCACTGTCCAGTTCGCTTGGCCGGCGACGAGCGAGGTGAGTTCGTCCGTGAGCTTGGACGACTCGCCCGTGACGGCCATGGTCATGTCCGCGAGCGTCCACAGGCCACCATTCAGCTCGGTAACTCGGGTGGCCCATTCGCCTGCCTGGAAGTTCTGGACGATCTGCGATTCGGTCTGCTCCGTGATCGCGGCGCTCGTCTGATCCAGCGTGCCGCGCAGGGTCTCCATCTCGGAGTTCCATTCGGCGGTCTTCTGCTCCGCGTCCGCTGATGCCATCGAGAACGCCGCAATAGCGGTCGACACTCCGAGGACAATCGCGCCCACCGGGTTCGCGAGGAACGCCGTCTTCAGGGCCGTACCGACCTTGCCGATAGCCGAGGTCGCACCCGTCGCGATAGGCGAGAGCCCCGCGAGTGCGGTGCTTAGCGGGCCTGCACCGTTGACCCGGGCGGTGCGCATCGCGTCACCCGCGTACATGGCGGTGAGGCGCATGCTGTCGAACGCGCTCCCGAGTTTCGGCAGGTGCCCCGCGAGTTCCGTGATGCCCTTCACCTGTGCCGATTGGCTGAACGCGCGCAGCGCGACCGAGCCGAGTGTGATCGCGGTAGCAGCGGCGAGCATCGGAGCGGGGATGGCAGAGATACCGTCAGCGAGCAGGCTCACGAGGGGTGAGACTGCGGAGAGGAGTTCGCCCGCGACCGACAGGCCGGAGGCGAACATTCCCGACAGGATCGTTGCCACTTCGCCCACGACGGGCACCAGCGGCTTGCCTGCGGCGAGAATATCCGCGAGGCCTGCCCGTACCTCGGGGGAGGCTGCCGCGGCCGCTGCAAGCCCGACTGCGAGGGGCTGGAGGCCACCCACGAGGCCACCGATCACCGGCACGGCTGCGAGGCCCTGCGTGGAGATCGCGGCGAGCCCGCCCGCGATGGTGGGCAGGTACGGTTCGATGAGCGCGAACGTTGATCGGAGGTCGGTCATGTCGACCTGGCGGATCGTCGACGCGAGCTTCTGGAGGTTCGAGTCGAGGACGAGCACGGACGGGGCGAGGCGGGCCGCGAGTTCATTCACCATCGGCGTGATCGCCGTCTGGACACTGCGCAGAATGTCGGCGTAGGTGTTCGTAAGAGTCACGCCCCAGCCACCGCCAGTGGGGTCGATGACTGGGGCGGAGATGAGAGCGCCGATATCGCGCATCGCGGCCTTGACGCGGTCGCGCGCACCGTCGAGGTTGTTCTTCAGCCCGGCCGCGGCACCGTCGAAGCGGGCCTGCATGCCGGACATCATGGCGTCGAGGCCCGCGAGAGCTTCCTCACCACGGAGCGGGTTGCCGAAGATGCTGTTTCGGACTTCCTGCTCAGTCTGGCCGGTCGCCTGCGCGATGAGCGCGGCCGCGTTGATACCGCGGTCGGCGAGCTGGTTGAGGTCTTCCTGGCCCAGGGTCGCGCCGGAGCGGATACGCGAGATGATCGAAACAATCTCGGTAATGTCCTGGTTGCTGCCGCCGATACCGGCAACGGCGTCCTGCACAGCCCCGAGATACGGGACGACCTTGTCGGCCTCGATACCGAAGCCGATCATCTGCTGCTGTGCCTTGATCAGAGTGTCGCGACCGAACGGGCTGGTGTTGGCGAAGGTGTTGAGCTTCGCCATCTGCGTCTCAGCGGCCGCCGTCGACCCCATCAGCGTCTTGAGCGCGACGTTCGCGTTCTGTTGCAGGTTGTTGAAGCCAGCACCGGACTTGATCGCGTTCGCGCCGAGCGCGAGCACACCCGCCCCGACCAGGTTGACGGTGTTGCCGGCCGCGGTGAGTATGCCGTCAATCGCCCGTACGGCGACGCTCGCGGAGCCGCCGAGGCCGCGGAAGTTCTGTTCGGCCTGGCTCAGGCCACGGTTGAATGCGTCCGCGCCTTCGAGACGGATCGCCGCGACAAGGTCACCAACCAGCATTAGGGGGCCTCCTTTGCCTTGTCGACCATTGCCCGCACGAGCCGGTCAGTGAGATAGACGTGCTCGACCCTGGCCATCAGCGCGCCCCAGGGGAGCGCCCGCACGGCGGGGTCGTAGATGTTGATTCCGGCCATGTGGAGGCCCACAGATACGGCGTTCCAGGCCCGGAGCACGGCCTTGACCCACGCGACCGGGTCGACACCCCCGCCGTCTTTTTTGGCGGGGGTGTCGACTTGCGCCTGGATCGCGTCTCTTAGCTCTCGGGGGTAGACCCAGCGTCCGCGTTCGTCGCGGTACGCGCCCCACTCGATAAGCTCAGATTCAGTGTTCGGGAGGCGGCGAACGCCCACTGCTCCACTGCCGCTTTTGGGTTGGTCACCGAGAGTTTCGCGAGGTCGTAGCCGCCCGCGGTGACCTGCCACATCTGCACGGCGAAGTGAATCTGCGTCACTTCTTCCGCACGCAGCTCAAGTACTGCGTCCTTGTGATCGCCCAGCACAAGGTCGATGAGTGCTTCGCCCGACTTGGTGGGGTCGACGCCGAAGTCGTCCGCGGCGACCGCCGCGACCGTGCCAAACAGGTGAAGTGCGATCTGCATGCCGTCCTGGGAGGACAGGGGCGGGAAGAGAAATTCAATCTCCCCGCCCACTGTCACGCACAGCGACCGGCCCTTTTCAGCGAGTTCAATCGCCATGCAATCCCCCTACGGTTACGCTGCGAGCGGGTTCGCGATGGGGGTTGCCTTGCCGTCTCCGGTGAGGGTGACGGTGTCCCAGCCCTTTTCCGCGTTGCCGGTGGTCTGCGGTGCGACCTGCACCGACGCGATGCCCTGGTACGCCTCCGACGCGCCGAGCGCGTCGTACCAGCGGACGTGGACGAGGTTGTCCGTGTCGGTGCCCTCCGACGCGCGCAGAAGCGTGAGGTAGTAGTCCTGGAAGTCGTTGTCCTCAGAATTGCGAATCTTGAGGACGTTGAACGTCGCGGAGAACGACTCGCCCGTCTTCTGTGTCGACGTGCCACCCTTGTGGGCCCAGGTCGACGTGTCTGCTGTGATCGGGGGCCGGGTCGGGTTGAACGCCGTGATGTCGGGTACGTTCACCCACGCCTCTTCGGTCGGCGTACCGGTGCCGTACGCCTGAATGTCGAGAATCTTTTCGTAGCTGTTCGATGCCGCGCCCACGGTGGGCTTCACATCAGCGAAGTCAGTCATCGCTTGTTCCTTTACTGAGAGTTGTGGCCGTATAGCCGGAATTTGGTGACCCACATGGCGCGACCGTTTGCGTCTTTGCCGAGGCGGGCAATCGAGGTGTGAGCGATCTGGTGGAGGTCGACACCACCGATGCGCGGGAACGGGGAGGGTGAGAGCGCGTCCGTCACCTGCGCCGCTTTCAGTTCGGCGGCCTGGTCGGTTACGGCTCGGACGAGTACCTGGAGTGACGTGTCGAACGCCACCGCATCGGGCACCGTGAGAGGGATGTTGACGACGATCTGCTCGTCAGCGGCACCCCACTCGTAGAGGTAGATCGGCCACGGCGTGCCGGGCGGGAGTGCGGGCATGAAAAAACCCACCCCGAGGTTGTGGAGATGGGTTGCGGTACCGGTGAGGATCGCCCGTTGCAGGCTCACTGCATGCCTCCTCGCATTGTGTTCGCGAGGATGGCGCGCATCGCTGCTTCCTCCTCCATCCACGGCCCTTCGAGATAGTGCCCCGTTGTGCCGGGTTCGGTACGGTTCGGGGTTTCTAGCTCGTGTTGGCGGCGGGCGTAGGGGGAGTGGAACGTGACCCCTGCCTCTAGATCGCCCTCACTGGCGTGGTGGACGACCATGCTCGCGCGCAGGTCGCCTTCGAGGCGGGGCGTGCGCGCGGTGACTGCGGGGGCGACGTGTTCGACGGCGTTGTTCAGGGCTTGCGCGGCGAGGCCGGGGATGTCCGGGTCGTGCCACTGGATGTTGACCGACATGCTGGTCTCCTATCCGAGTTTGAGCGCGACGTGGGCGGCGCGTCGTGACCCGTCGTAGCGGTCGACAGCGAGCACCCTCAAGGTGCGCTGCTCGCCGGCCGAGTTCGTCACTGTGACGCGGTCGCCCAGCCCCACATCGACGGGGTCAAGCCACACCTGCACCGTCGAAACAGCCTCCTGGCCGCCCTCGACGGTGACTTTGACGTGGTGCTCCTCCTGATAGCAGGGGAGCGCCCGTGGTTCGCCGTGGAGTGGCCCTTCCGGGGTGTCGACGGTGATGCCTTCCAGCACGGCCGTGAACAGCTTCACGCGACGCGGGAGCGGCATATCAGTTCACCACCCACCCGAGCCCGGCACCGCGCAGTACACGTACGGCGTCGCCCCAGCCACTGCCGACCGACGTGGTGTCGGTGGCGGAGAGCTGGAGCGACCCGATAGAGACAGCGCCGCCCTCGTCACCACCAGCCGTGAAGTGGTCAGCGATCAGTCGGGCTGCGGTCTCGCATGCTTCCCGTTGGCGTGAGTTGGAGGGTGCGCCATCCGAGTCGGCCACATACACGGCACCCGAGATGAGGTAGTCCACGGCACGGTTCGCCCGTGCAGCGTCGGCCTCCGTGGTGTCGCCTGTGGCGGTGATCCAGTCAGTCATCGCGCCCCCTCCTTCCTGCTATTCGCCTGCGAGGATCGCGACCTTGTCGGCCTTGAGCGCGCCCTCTGGGAACTCGATGCCGTGCTCTGCCGCGTAGGCGTCGAGCTGCGCGACGGTCAGCGAGTCGAAGCTGAGAGTCTCGTCGACCTGCTCGTCGTCGACCTCCAGCTCCGACCAGCGCGACCAGCCCACGAGGTCAAGACGGCGCTCTTCCGAGAGCACTTCCTGACCGGTGTTCTTGTTGGTGTAGATGTACGGCATTGCCGCCTCCTCGCTAGTTGTCGGCACCCTTGATGAGGGTGATCCACTCAGGGCGGATCGCGTTCAGGCCGTACAGGATGTCGGCCGACATGATCGACTTCTTGTGGATGATGTCGTACTGGCGGGTCAGGCGAATGCTGAGGCCGTTCGCGGACGCGGTAGCCGACTCGGCCGAAGCCGCCGACTCCAGCGACGTGAACGCGCCAGCGATTGCCTGCTTGTGGAACGCCACACCAACCTCAGTCGAGGGGGTGCCCTCAGTGCCGCCAGCAGCAGGCTGAACGATGTCCACGGACTCGTACACATCGAAGCCCGCGAGGCGGCCAAGGGTCGCCTCGCGCAGGCCGACAGTGTCGCCACGCTGGTCAGCACGGATCAGGAGGTCGGTTCCCTGCCAGTACGCGGCCGTGTCCGAACCGATCACGGCGGAACGGTTCGCGAGCGGCGCGCGCGCCTGCCCGAGCTGCGCCTTCGCGTCGATCAGGACACGCGGCGTCTGGTACGAGTACGGGCGGGCATCAACCGAGCCGGTGCCGACTTCCTTCGTCGCTTCAGCGATGAGCTTCGCGAGGATGTCGGCGTTCACCTGCTCCGCGAGCGCGGTGCCCGCGGGGTCGAGGAACTGCGTCTGAAGCGACGTGACGTCCTGACGGAACTCGGTGTCGGTCAGCTCGAACGACACATCCTTGATGGTGTCGAGCTTCACGCTCGTCGAGGTCTCCGCCATGTCCTGGAGTTCAATCCCAGTCTCGTGGTCGAAGTCCTTCGCGACGAACGCGCCAGGAATCTTGATATCGACGGTGTCGCCCTGGCCGTGGCCGGTCAGGTCGGTCTCGAAGTCACGCGAAATGAGGGGCGTGAAGAGGAGCTTTTCGGAGAGGGCGGCCAGCATGCCGGTCGCCATCTTCTTCATAACAATTAGGTCGTGCGCCATGAGGGTTGTCCTTTACTTATCGGCGTAGAACTTTTTCTGGAACCAGGAAATGTCGGTCTGGTCCTGCGGGGTGTGGTTGCCCTGGTGCTCGTGCGTGCCGGACGCTCCCGGGGCGGGGTTGAGCGTCAGCGAAGGGTCGTCCTGCGCTGCGGTCTTGATGAGCGACTCGACCTGGGTGGTGTAGTCGCTGGCTGTGGGGTCGAGGGCGTCGAGCTTCTGGGTGAAGCGGCGCGAGTCGAGGAGGCGGTCTGCGTCGACACCGGCCTTGGTGGCGGCGCGGAGCGCGGTGAGTTCACGCTGTGCAGCGGTCGCTTCCTGGAGGTACTTGTCGCGCTCGCCCGTGACCTGCTCAACGGTCTGCTCGATGCTCTGGCTGTCGGTGTCGTCACCGAACCCGAGGGCCTTGCCGAGCGCCTGCTTGAGCGAGTCGAGTTCGGTGCGGAGCTGCTTGTTTTCGTCGCGGCGGGCGGCGTTCTCGCGTCGCAGGTCTTTCACGTGCGACTCGGGGAACGTCTTGCCCTCCTGCTCGCCCTGCTGGGCTTCCTGCGGGGCCGGGTCGGGCGTCTGATTGGCCTGAGCCTGCGCGCCCTCCTCCTGCCCATCCGTGGGCTCCTGCGGGGCGACATCGTTCGGGGTGATCGTGGTCATCGAGACTCCTAAAGCATCGAGCTAGGTAAGTCGTGGCGGGTTGCCGCGACGAGGGGGTTTCTTGGGTGTGGATCGTTGGGTGCGGCCGATACGGTCGCCCGACCAATCGAGCTGTTCCCGCCAGGGGCGGCGGGCGATGTCGTGCTCAGCGGTCAGCGCACGGGCCTTCGCTTGCGCGTCGAGGAGGTCGCGTTTCGCCTGCATGTCGGTCGGGTCGATGACGAGGTCGCGCTTCGCTTGGCGGATGTCGCGTTCGGTCTCGCGCAGGGCGGCTTCGGCCTCGTTCAACTCGTCGGTGTCGGGCCGCTCGAACCTTGTGGTGTCAGCGCCGGGAATGTAGGCGTTCAACGTGCCGCGACAGTTCGGGTGTTGCCATCCCGCGCGACGGGCGTCTTCGAGAGTGCCCTTAGGCCGTACCGTGATCGGCCGGCCCGTGATCAGGTTCGTCGTCGACCGTGGGGAGGCGTCGCCGTCGAGCGCGACAACCTTCCCCGCCCACGGCGCGCACCGGTCACACGCTGACGACAACTCCTGAATCAGCCCATACGTGAACCCGGACTGCTGGAGTTGGGTTTTGCGGCCCTCCGTCAACGCACGCTGCGCCCCGGTACGGGTCACCATCTCCACGTAGGAACCGGCCCGCCAGGTACGTCCTGACACGTCGGTGAACGCGGGGATGCCCCACCGGTACCAATCCCTGAGCATCTCCCGTTGGAACTGGATCGTGTGCTGCTGCCCGGTCAGCTTCCGTGTGATGAGGACGGATTGCATCTTCTGGTGGATGTCCTGCGGGAACCGCAAGACCCGGTTGGTGACATCGTCCATGCGTGACGCGAGGTCGACCGCGACCGCCGTTTGCGCATACAGCCCGGCCTGGCCGAGCGGCACGCCCGCGGGGGTGTTGGGGAGGACGCTCGCGAGGACATCACGGATGCCTGCTGCGCCCTCCTCGACCGCTGTCTGTGCGACCCATTCCGCGAGGATGGGGCGCGCCTCGACCAACCGTGCGACCTCTGCCGCCGTGACCGTCCTGAGCTGGTTGATCAATCGGAGGCGGGCAACGTCGTCATCCCACACCGTCATGTCTCGTTCGAGTCGCCAGGCGAGGACTTCGAGGAGGTAGGTTTCGGTGTCGGCGTAGAGCGTCGCCATGTATGTGGCCAGCTCGTCAATCGTCTGCTGCCACATGGCCCACCCCTCAGAGGTTGGTCAGGTCAGGGCTCCCGACTTCGGTGAGGCCGTTCTCCTGCTTGATCCGCGCGACTTCGTCGTTCACGGTCTGGCTATCCCAGTCCGGGTGCACCATGCGCACCATCGTTTCGACGGACATGGCCTGTGCTGCGCGGAGCTGCGAGAGCGTGCCCGCGAGGCTGTCGAGGTCGAGTTGCGCTTCCTTCGGGAACCGAACGTCAGGCTCGGTCGTGAGCCGGGCACCGCCGAACACGAAGCTGTTCACGTCTGCGAGCGTCATGATCAGCTCGGCCAGCGCGGTGCGCCAAAACCCGATCTTCTTCGCCCGCGTCCGCACGGACATGCGTTCCTTGGCCTTGATGCCGGTCGCGGTCTCCAGTCCTTCTGCTGCGCCGAAGGTGGACTCAGCGAGCCCGGCGCGGCGAAGTATGAGCGCGGTGGTTTCAAGCATCGACTCGCGGTGCTCTTCGACACGGATCGCGAACTGTGTCGGCGTGATCAGCCCGCCCTTGTCCGACCCGGGTATTTCGAGGGTCGTGAACACTTCCCGATCCTCGTCAAACTCCGCACCACGACCGCCGCCGAGCGGCTCGACAAGCTGCTCATCCACAATCAGACGCGCACGGGCAAGGCGGATGTCGCGCATCCATGACCCGTAGATGCCGTCGAGTTGCGTGAACAGATGCTCCGCGCCCGCGAAGTCGGAGCGCCCGTATTCGCGGAGTTGGCCGGTGCGGAAGAGTCGGTTCGGTGCCTGGTTTTTCACGTAGATCGCGGTGAGCCGGTCAGTGCCCGTGTTGACCCCTGACCCGGCGTCGACGATGCGTGCGAGGTGCGCGACGGCCTCGACCTCTTCGAGCGGTACCCGCTGGCCCAGCTCGACTTGGCGGCCCTTATAGAGCGCGTATTCGATGCGGCCGGGAGTGTGCTCTTCCAACAGGCGGTAGGTGTCGCGGCGGGTTTCGTAGTCCGTCCAGAACGTGACCGAGGCGAGGCGACCGAACCGGAACACTGGCACCGCGCTAATCGGGTCGATGACCTGCGCCACCGGCCGGTCAGTCAACTGCGCATCCCACCCGACTCGCAGGTAGACGCCACCGAACGCGGACGCGACTTCTGCGCCTTCGAGGAGGGTGGCTTGCATGTGCGGCGTGTTGTAGACGTGATCCACAACTTCCTGCTGCGCTCTCCGTTCGGGGGTGTCGGTGTCGTCGCCCTTGCCCGGCACGCGGGCGGTGGGCTTGTCACCGAACAGGAGGTCGGCTGAGGCTTCGGTGATGTCCTGCGGGAGCGGCACGTGTACCGCGTGCGACGGGTAGTCGTCTTGTTCCGTCAGCTCGTCGGGGATGCCGCGCCAGAGGGTGCCGTGGTCGGCCATCTGCTCGAACCCGGGTTCGTATTCTTTAGGTGGCCATTCGCGGCGGCGACCATCGTCAGGTAGCAAGACGGTCTCCCTTCGGTAGAACAAGCCGCGACCACTTGTGGGTCGAGGTTTTGACGACGTAACGCAGGGCGTCACATGAGTGGTCGTTTTCCTTCACGGGCTTGTCTTCGCCCTTTTCGGTCG